CCACGGACGCTCACAACGTAAGCAATCGAACCATCAGGGGCTGTGGCTCTCCAGATTGCACCCGAAGGCAGCTCGTTCGTCAGGGTGATTCTGAATCGATCGTTATGGGGTGTGAACGAATGCAGCATCGGGTTGCGGCATCCGAAGTAAAAGACTTCAGCAAGTTCGTGTGCGATTGGCTGCTCCGCGAACATGAACCGCTCAGCGAAGTCGATGATGCGATCGCCAACCCCGCCAGCGCCGCCGATCTTGTCGGAACCGGCGTAGAACTTACCGAGAAGGTCGATGCCCGCCGCGATCACCATCACTGTCGCGAACAAGCGATGATTACGCGAGTCGCTGACCACTTGATCTTCCGCGATTACATCGCCCAGGAGACAGTCCTGCACCTCACGTCGGTTCAAGTGCAAGATGCTCTTGAGCGAGCCTCCCTGCTCAGGCAACGGCGGCGCGAAGAAGAAGTCGATCTGCTCCGAGAGTGTCATGGTCGCCCCATCCGACTGGCCGGCGTAGCCGCCCGCTTGCGCTCCGCTCTCACTTTGACGCCCTTCTCCGCGAGCCAGCGATCAATCGCACGCCGGATCTGCTCTGCCGGCAGAATCCCATCGCGCTCTTTGACGAACCGCAGGCCGTCCACCTGTGCGCGATCGATGAACACGTTGTAGCGAATACGTTTTGGCGCCATCGTGCCAAGCATACACACGTTAACGGATCGCGATCAACGCCCGTGTTCGTAATCGCTCACGATGAGCGCGACTCGCGCGGCCTGACCCTCCGCCGGTGGTCCGTCCTCGCGGACCAGCCCTCGGCGCATGGCGTGCGGTCGGTCCCGGGTGGGGGACCCACCGTAACGGGTATCCGCGCTGGTTTCGTGCCAACGTGCCGTCTGCACGCGCGGACGCGCGGCGCCGCCGATGCTACTGCATCCCGTCCGACGGGAATGGTGGAGCGTCAACTATGGTGGATGCGGCCCGCCAGCACCGACACCCGTGATCGTCTTCACCGGATGCCGTTCGAGAAGACATGCGACACGATCGCTTGCACGACGTCGGGCCGACTGCCGACGCCCCCTGTGGCGAGCATCTTCGACAAGGCTGGATGCCCTTTGACGAACCTCTGAGCGCGTGCCAGCAGGGCCTCCGCCTCTTTGGCGCCGTAGGCGCTCCGCAGGTGGGCCCGCGCCTCGGTGTTCCATTCCGCGATCTGCGTCTTCAGCGCCAAGCCGGCGGCCTCCGCGTCGTCAGCCGGCCGCGCCTCGGCGAGCTGCTGGTTGATGTGGTGCTCGGCGAGCGCGGCCACGAGCGGCTCGGGGAGGCGGGTCGTCCTGGCGATGTCGACGAAGTCATTACGCAGCCGTGCCTGATCCGCTGCGGATGCTCCGGTTGCGGCCCACAGGTCCGCGCCGCGGCGCTCAATCGCGCTCGTGAGCATCGGATAGCCGTAGAAGCCGCTGGCGTCGGTGGGCGCCGGCGTGGTGTTTCGGTCGTAGAGCGCGTCCGTGACTCGCCGCTCCTCGGGCGTCGGTGGGGCGAACCCGTTCGCAGTGGTGGGTGTGTCGTGGCCTGTGACGATCGTGCCCATGTGGTGTTCTCCTTCTCAGTGACTGATGAGTCTGATAGTGAGTGTTCCCGGTCCTACGCGAACGGATCAAAGTCGTGCAACACGCCGCCGGCGTCGTCGTCCTCGGTCACACTTCGCCAGACCCGCCGCGTGCGGCCCAGCTGGCTGTCGTGCCAGCCCTCGAGGCGCTGCTCCGCCGTCAACGCCGGCAGTGGCTCGTCGGGCCTCTCCTGCACGACGCGCGGCTCACCACTCTCGATCGGCCGCGGGACCGCCATCTCCGTCTCGGCGGTCCGTTGACCGACCGGCGTGGCCGAGACGAGCGGCCGCAGGTGCGCGCAGCCGCACGACCGCGTCGGATTCCTCTTCCTCGTCAAGTCGGCCGTCCTGACCACGACGGCCCGTCCGCAGTCGCAGTGACAGACCCAGGCGGTCTTGCCACCGGGGTGATAGCGCGATCGACAGGGAACATGCGGCGCGAACCGGACCACCAGGAGCTGCCCGACCCGGAGGCCGCGTAGATCGCGACGGCGCCAGGGGCGAAGAGCTAACGTGTGGCCGGTCAGATCGAGGCGTGGACCGTTCACCCGCGCCCCCAGGGGTTGAACTGCTCGCTGTCCATCGTCAACGCCTTGCCGACGCTCCCGGGCGCACCCGCCAACGCCGTGTGGGGCATGTCCGCCAGCCCGAACGTCAGGGCCAGCGCGTCGGCGAGATCGGGTGACCGCCCAAGGCGTCGCTTGATCTGATCCTTGTCCTCCAGCAGAAACTTGCCGCCTATAAACGTGTATGTCGGTTCGGTCAGCTCGGCGACCAGCTCCGGGATCGGCGGCAGCGCGCCGCCGCGCTGGATCCACTCCCGCATCGCAAACCAGATTTCGGCGCGCCGGTTCCGGTAGCGGGGATCCATCGCCGGGGCGGCGAACTGCACGTCGATGACGTCGATCCCACTCGCGCGCAAGATGTCGCACGCGCCGGCGGACCAGCCGCCCGTCGCATCGGCGAACTCGAGATCGGATCCCCAGTGGGCTTTGGCGGCCGCGAGCCGCGTGGCAATGTCGACCGACACGGCGGCGCCGCGCGTGTGGCGCATCACGATCGGCCGGAAGCTGGCCAGCCCTTGCCGCGGGAAGATCACCGTGCGATCGTCGCCGTAACGGGCGACGTCCACGCCGAGCCGCTTCTGACTCCACGTATACACGTCGGCGGCGAGATGACGTCGCATCGCGGCGTCGACCTCCTCGACCGTGAGCAGCGTGTTGAAGGCTTGCGCCGGAAACTGGCCGAGGATGTAGGAGGCGACCCAGGGATTGTCTCGCCCATACGTGGCGATCTGCTCGGACGCCCAGGTGCGATCGACGCGAGGCGATCGCTGCGGATCGTCCGGGTCGCCGGTAACTCGGATGACGTGCCAGAGATGCCGGAGCGTCGACGCGGCCGCATACAACATGCCCTGTTGGGAAATCGGGTTGCCGGCCTGGAGGATCTTGCCGAAGGTGCAGCGCGAGAGCGCCTGCTCACCCGCGCGGAGAATCGTCGGCGGGATCGCGCCTGACTCGTCGGCCTGCACCAACACATACTTGCCGTGCAGCCCGCTAAAGGTCTTGCCCTGTTCGTCGGGGTTCGCCGTCTTCGGCCAGGGCCGCGCCTCCAGGAACCACGTCGCCGGGTGATCGTTCGCGACGATGCGCGAGGCCGTCCAGGTGAACGCCGTCGAGAGATACGGCGACCGGGCCATCCACTTCGCGTATTCCGCCCACAGGTTGGCCTTCAGGTTCTCGCCGGTGATCGACGTCGCGAAGCCCTTGGGATGTTCGCCGCGCTCGCCCTGGGTGCCGAGAAACCAGAGCCCGCACCACGCGAGCACCGCGCTCTTGCCTGGCCCGACGCACGCCTGGAGGCTGATACGACGCTTCGCGACGTCCGCGCTGGCAAACGCCGTGAGCGCCTCGACCTGCCAGGCGTCCGCCTCGACGCCCAGTTCCTCGTGGACGAACGCGAGGATGTTCTCGCGCCAGCGGCGCAACGTCCCCCCGATCGCGGCGAGTCTAGACATCAGACCGTGGCTCCCGCGAGGCCGTGAGCGCCTGCTCCAGCGTCAACCGCCCGCTGTGCTCGATGCGGTCCAGGAAATCCGCCTGGCTCTTGCCGAGTAGTTCCGACGCTTTCAGCCGATCGCGCAGCGACGCCTCCGGGTAGCCGCCGTCGGCGCCTCGCGCGATGGCCGTCCAGAAGCGTTGGCGCTCCTCGCGCGTCCAGACCGCGGGATCGTGTTGCGTCCGTTGCGCGAGCGCCGCGCGGATGTGCCCTTTTGTCAACAGACGCGATCCCTGCTTCCGAGCGGTCTTTGGACTGTAGCCGGCGAGGCGCGCCGCGTGCGTCGCGTTGCCCGCCGCATCGCCCATGAAGTGCTCGACGAACCGGCGTTCGCGTTCGCTGATCAGGTAGTCCGGCCGCCTTGGCGTGGCCGGTGAGCGGTTCCCGACCGTCGGGGACAGCGGCCCAGGGCGGTGGCTCATCCGTGCCCTCCGCACGACCGAGACTCGCGGA